AGGAGGAGGGTAATGGTCTGCGCACTCTTATTAATTTCCCCATTGAATACTCATATGCGACGCAATACAATGTAACAATTGAATGACCGGGTATGTAACAATTAATTTATTACATACCCGGTCATATAGTGTAATGCTAATCCTCCTCACTAAGCATGGTCATAACCATATTGCCTGTACCACCTATGCGCGCCCATAGTGTGGGATGCATGTTTACCACTACGATATCGTCGGGCGTTTCAGGGTTGTTATGCATTATTACGTTTTTATTATCGAATGCTGATACGTGCATTTTGAATGCTTTAAGTCGCATACGATCAATCCCTAAGAAACGACGCAATATCGGTAATGTCTTGATAGTATGGCGTACCATGCTTATAAGTTGTAACATACCATTTAGCATCGGTTTTTGACTTAAATTTATCGTAGACTACACACCAGCCAAACCCGCTAAAAAATACGTAATCACCATTTTTAATTGATCGCATTGTACGTCCGGTAATCATCCTACGCTTAGGAAATACCAGCGGGTTAGCCCCGTGCTCGGTGATAGCAATGTAGCGATTATCAATATCTGCTACGGTAGCGTAAGCATCTTGTGACACATAACGCTTAAGATAAGTTACTTTGCGAACGTGGTTTTGGTGAACACTAGTGTAATTGGAATAGGAGACACTAGGAATAAACCATGTCATAGTTCCATTAGTATTCTCACGCAACCATGCAATGGGTGTGTCATATGACAGCACCGTATAAACAATGTCTCTACTGTCACGGCGATAAACCTCGCGCCAAGCACCGGGCAAGCGCCCATAGAATCCGTATACGGTGCCTAGCATTCCGCGCATTCTGCCAGACTTAAAGGGCTTATTAGTTGCAATGTATTGATCGCGCATATTGTTAGGGATTACATAACGCATTGTTTTTACCTCTCATCTAAGGGATTGAATGCCGCGCACCGTATTGCTACGGTGCGCGACATTTAATTACTTAGAACCGCGGCGCGGCTTGTGCTTTGCGACCAAGAGGAAAGTGTAAGTAACCTTCTTACCATCCTTACTAGTGGACTCGCCTACCTTCTTTGCGGTGCGATTGATTGCGTTAGCGGCTTTCTGTACCTTAAGGTGTTCCTTTGCAACGTCGTCCGCATCCCACTCAATCGCCATAGCTGTGTTTTCGGGAGCCTCACTAAGCGACTTGATTGCGTCGGCGTAAGGGTTGACTTTCTCGGCCGGGGTGAATTCGCCGAAAGTAATGTTTGCCATTGTTTCTATCCTTTGTTTTTTGTTTATGTTTATGTGATTTATTTAGTTGTTAGTAGTAAAGCGCTCGATCGGGGCCATTGGGAACGTTGTTTCGCACCATTGCAAAATCGTACGCTAGTCTTTGCTCTCGCACCGATTTTGCTCGTAACGCTCGTCCGGATGCAATTGATGGTACGTCAAAAATTTCGCCGGTAAACATGCATTGCAATTCAATACCGTGAATGTTTCCGGTTACTGTCATGTCGTCATATTCAATCTTAAACATTAGTTAATTCCATTTCTATTTAAGGGTTTAGGGCCTGCCCAAATAGGCTATCCGTTCGACTTAGTATCCATGTTGTTGCAATGCACTCTTACATCGGTGCTCGGTCGCTCACATGGAATTTGCGCGATTGTTTCAATTTGGGCAGACTCTAAGCCCTTAAAGGGCTTACTCTATTTAGTTCTCAATTTTCGTTCAATGTTAGGGTTTCGCCCGTTCCCGGTTCCCTTACTTGATAAATCAAGCATATCACGGATCTAGACGATTGCACCCATAAATCTAGTCTAAATCGGAGGTTTGTGGAAACATACAAAAACGTTGTAGGGTGTCTCACATTACCGTTTCACACTACACATTTAACGCGCGGGTGCGCGATTACTATAAAATGGTAGAAATGTCAAGTTTTTTTTTTTTTTTTTTTTTTTTTAGATTCCTAGATTCCTCTTCCTTCAGATTAGCACATAAATATAGCGACACGCCCGACATTTCTCAAACCTGAGAATATTAATTTTGTCGGCGTGTCGCTTGATTTTTGAGTTATTAACAGGCTGTGGATAACATTGTTGATAACGTTATCCACAGGGTTATCCACAACCCTGTGGATAAGGTTATCCACATGTGGATAACCCTGTGGATAACTTTCCTATAACTGCAACGTTTTTCATTTTAAAATCGCACTTTTACTTTTGCATAATTGTAATTTACAATTTGTTATATAGCAAAACAGTGTGGGATCAAATAAATTGACCCCACACTGTCGATTTTGATTTTACTAATTTCCCCATTCTAGCGGCGGATCAAACCTCGTCCAACTATATGTTACACCATCAATGTAAACATCATGATGTGATTCATGCGGCTCATCAATCCTACAATAAGTCTTACGATTCTCATACATAACATATTCAGGACAGCGCCACTTACGGTTATGCTTTACCAGCGCTGAGATTAGAAAAGCGCCGATAGTTATAAGCGCAATAGAAACAATGAAAACGAGTAGCAGTTCTTCACCAATATTAAAGCCGGTGTTCGCTAGCAACTCAACACCGTTATCAATCTTGAAAGGTGTTCCGCACGGATCATTTGAAGTGTAAACAGACTTATCTTCACAGTAAATCATCAGTAAACCCCATTTCTTAACACACACTTGGCCCAAGTTCTACGGGCCGCTTTAACCGTGAGTTTATTCATATTCTTAGGCGGATTAATAAGCATTGGTATTGCTTTAGTGCCGTAACGCTTGTAAAATTCTCTTCCTGTTTCGATGCCTAGTCGAATACAAAATGCATGCCATTTGCTCATCATTCACCAAAAATCTCAAACATCATAATCTGCATCAGTATAGATGTTGAAACGTCTTGCCACTCGAAGTCATCATCCATTTGGAAAATAGTGGGCGTATCGGCTAGCTTAGTGCTGGCAATAGTGATTACTGTGCCGTGAATTGCAGTTGCTACGCCGTTACCTTCCATAATAACGTCGTGAAGAATGTCGCATTCGCCACACTTCCAAACGATCTTAAACTTATCCATTGATCCAACCTCCAATTACTCCAATAAGAGATACAACTGCCGCCGCGCCAAACATCTTTTTAAGAGCATCTTTCTTGTCTGCACTGTTTACCAGCACAAGCATGGCACTAAGCAAAAGAATAAGCATAACGCATAGTACAATTATGCTGATAAGAATTGCTGTTGGATCAAACATGGTAATTCCTGTTCTTGTTAATGTTTAGGTGGTTCCTGCTATGTATATAGCGTAGCAGAGGCCGGGTGCATATGTCAACACCCGGCCTCAACTTTATTAAACAATTACCAAATTACAGTTTTACCTGCCATAAAAACTGTTCCTTCATTAAAGGGAATAGTGATGGCATTAGCAGAGTTTTTACCGCCGAGGAATTTAAGCGTCTTATCGTTAACAACTTCAAACGATCCGCCAGCCCTAACGCCGCCCTTACCCTGAATGTTTACAATCTTCATTTCGTCAACCTCAATTTCTATTCCACCGTTTCCGGCGCCGGATCCTTCTTTACCAATCCAATTGTTAGGATCAAAATACTTAAAATACCCGTCAGTGCTAGCGTAACCGTTAACTTCACTATGCAAATGCGGCCCGGTAGTGAAACCGGTTACACCAACATAGCCAATAATGTCGCCATAATTAACTATCTCGCCGCGATTAAGTCCAGACACCAAACTATCTAGATGTGAATACGCAACGCCCGGATAACCACCATAGTAATCAATCCACTGATTAATACCGCCTCTAGGCGTTACATTCTGTAGCCCTACAACTCCCCTAGCAGAAGCTCTAATAGGTGTGCCCTTGGGTTTAGGAAAATCGACACCGCTATGCCCTTTATAAGTATTAGGATTGTTAAAGGGCATAGGCAACCTTACAATATTGCTCATGCGGATTCTCGTTCTAGTTCATCAGACCACAACGGCGCTTGCTCAAAAATCGGGCGATCAAGCAACTCAATCTTTACGCTTTTGCGGCTAGGCTCCCACGCAACAAGAGTTGCTCCTTCATCCGTCATAAGATAGCGCGTACTACCGTGCTGGTGAATATGGAATACAACGCCGATCTTAATGTTAACAATGCCTTTATCTTCTGGCAGAGTCACCCTAATCTTATCACCCTTTTCAATGAGTGAGGGGTTAATTTCTCGAGGAAATGTAAGCGGGTTGTTCATTACTAGTTCCTCTTAAAATAGCCGCCAACAAACGCTAGTCCGGCAGTCAATACCGTTCCAAGAGCGATGCCAACCTCTGCCGGGATATCAATGCTAGCGGTAGCCTGAACGATAAAAACAATGATGACGGAAAGAGCCCCGCCAACACCTGCACCTACAGTTGCCGCAACAACCTTAGCCTCGGGAACTTTACTAGGTTCGGGAGTGTATGGTAGAATGCTGTGATTATTCATAACCTGATCCTTTGCACTAACCGGTTCCGGAATTCCAACCGCAACCCTGTATTCATCACGAGTCATATCGTCGGGAATGTTATCACTCATTTATTTTCTCCTTTTGGTATGTCGGTAACACTGATAACTGCCGTGCTCATAAATTGTGGCCTTGTTGGTTTTGTTGCTTGAAGTCGTCTAGCCTTACGAGACATTGGCACTACTGGCATAGTGATTTCTTCCAAGTCTTCAACGCGTTCCTCAGTATAATTGCCTCGTTTAAATAGCCACCAAGTAGTGTGCATAAGCCAATCAACTTTTTCGTTAATTCCATCTTGAGTTTCGCGCATATTAGGAGCGTCTGGCCCGTGATGGTTAACTATCTGCTCATGTGTTTCTATAGTTTTAATGCTGGTTTCGTTAACCTTATTTCTTATTCGATTCAATTTAGTTAACACAACCGGCAACAGTGCAACTAGCACTACCGTTGCCAAGTCTTTAGCAATATTAAGTACTGTAATAAGTATGCTTTCACTCATCGCTTAAAGATTTCTACGAAAGCGTTACGAACGGGCGCTTTATTAAATCGCACATTGGCATGGCGATATGCCGTTCGCAGACGACCCATCATTTTATCGGTAAAATCAACTAGGGTCTTTTCTTCGCTCATCTTTTCGGGAAGAAGAGTGAACATTACCTCTTTCTTAGGGCGTTTGCTAGTCGCGTAAAATTGTCTTTGTTTAGCATCATACCAAACAGAAAATGTCCCGGCTTTAGCCTCAAGAGTAAATAGGTACTCAGAATCGGGGGTTTTTTCTTCAATTAGTGCATCGTGATTATCATGGAATTCGTTATCAACTGCGTAAGCACCGTAGTCTGTACCGGCAATGAAGCCGCCGATTCTAGTGTTATAAACTTCTTTTTTATATTCTGTGTTTTGAATAAAGTGAACAGCAACAAAAGGTTGTTTAGTTACTGGGTGTGGGAAGCCGGATTTAATAAAGCCGTCTTTATCGGCTTGCTTAGGCTCAATCTCATACTCAATAAAGTATGGGTTTGTAATGCTAACCGAGTTGGCAAGAAACAAAACCCTAGTCTTATCCTGGTTTCGATCAACTGTCACATAAAAATTGAGCATTGCAGTAGGCTCGTTATTGAGATACTGCTGGTGACCTTTTTCAATAATAAACTCATCAAAAATAATTGTCTTTACGCGAGGAAAAGAAACGCCTTTATAGTTCTGGCCATTAACAAGTGCAATAAAATAGCCGATGCATTTCCAAACACGGTTTTTATCGTTACGATTAGTCGCGGGAGAAATTTGCATTTCATTGCCTTGTGCTCGAAAATCCCAATCAGGAAATTCTTCATTAGCATTAAGATCGGCAAAGAAACTCATCTTTGCTAGAACAATCTCAGGCTTATAGCGGCGAAGATAAATAAATTGGTCGCAATTATCAAACCCGTTTTTAATCCCGGTTCTAATTGCATCTTTAATACCCTTTTTCTTAGCACCGTAAGTCTTACCGGCACCGCGGTTACCAAGAATAAAATTGTACTGACAATTAAGTGAGTATACCCTACTAAAATTATAGTAAGTAAATTCTTTACGGGTAAATGACATTGCCGTCTCCGAAAGCCGCTAGGAAAGTTCTAGGATTAACACCATTTGCATATCCTGTACCGTTACGCAAAGTTTCCCAATGCAAGTGAGCGCCAAAACTGTTTCCGGTATTGCCAACTGCACTAATTGTTTGACCTTTTATTACAGGATCGCCCACACTAACGGCAATACTGCCGTCGATTGCGTGGCCATATCTAGTATACCATGTTGCGCCGTCTGACAACACCCCGTGATTAATAACAACGCTATTACCGTAGCCGCCCTCAACACCGGCAAAGTGAACAACACCGGCACCGGTTGCGGGGATTGGGTGGCCAGAAGATGCGGCACCGCCTGAAAAGTCAATGCCGTTATGGAAAGGTCGTCCAGCGGGGCGAAACTCGTAGGTAATAACAGACGGATTAAAGGGCCATGAAAAGTCGCCAGTTCCTGGTTCTGGCCCTGGCCCTTCTTGACCGTCAACAATCCATGTATCGGTTGTTACGGGTACCGCAAAAGTTCTTTGTGGGCCGCTTAGCAAAAGAAGTTGATTACCGCTTTTGCGAATAGTTAGTTCAAGTGAAGGATCGGTTGACCATTCTCCAACACTGCTCGGGAAGCACAAAATCTGATCCCCATTAACGTTGAGGATTAGTGTGCTCCCCGAGCGAGTGATGGTATACATATTTAGTTAGGATGCCTTAGTAAGAAGAACGCCAATAATTCCCGCATCGCCAGTGTAAGTGTCGCCAGCATTATTAGCAACGCGCTGAACACGAAGATTAATAATGTTTGAACGCTTAGCCTGTCCACTCTGAACAACAGTACTAACAACCTGGTAAGCAGTTGCGGGTGCCGCAACCGTGGCATCAGCCTGCTCATTACCGCCACCAACAACGGCACCGGCAATAACATCGTTAGTGATGACGCGCCAGAAAACATTGGCAGAAGTGAGGTTGTTAAAGGGTGCCCAAATAAGTGTAACGTTATAAGTGAGCCATGTGGGCGGAACTTTTACCGTAGAAGCAACTGCCTCAATAGTGGCCTGATCCATAAGCCATGCGGGAGTATAGCCATTAAGAACACCAAGAGTGGGCGATGCAGTTGAGGCAAGGAATTCCGTTGCGGGAATAAATACCTCGGTAAGCCCGGTAGAATCGCTAGTCGATCCTTTAAAGAAATCTCCAATAGGCGTAATACCAATGCCGTCTGCAAGATACTTAAACCGAACATAAGCCTTAGTATTGGGCGTAGTTTCATCCGAATAAGCAACACCAATAAGTCCGGGAGCAAGTTCTACAGGGCTAGCATAGGCGGAAGCACTGCCGCCAGTAAGAACGTCTTGGAAAATATCCGGAGCAGTCCAAGTAATTCCCTCATCCCATGAAGTGACATACTCAAAAGAGTAGTCACTATTGCGACGATAAATGAGAATGTGCGCGCCAGACTTAAGCCTAATCCATGTAGGACGACCGGAACCAACAACAACCGTTGAAAGCGCGCCCCATGTAAGACCGTTATTCGATGAGGTTGTACGAAGAATGGTTTTAGTGCCGGTTTCATTGCGAACAAGTGCTCGAATATCGCCGTTAGGAAGAACGCCCAACTGAGTTTCATTGTAATCTTTACTGTCAGTATTTCCGTTGGCAACAGTAGATTCAGAACTCCACGTAAGACCGTCATCGCTAGTAGAGACCATGCGAACAGAAAGATAAGTCTGTCCAGTGTTCTTACCGTAGGCCGTGGTCAGAAGTGTTCCATCTTCAAGTTCAATAATGTTATCGTTTGCACGAAGATAGTTATTAAACGTGAATGGAATATTAATAGCCCCTCCCCACGTTTCGCCGTCATCGTTAGAATACGACATGTAAACCTTGTGGTCTACAAAACTAGCGCCAGCAGTACGGTAGTGAAGAAGAAGTCGCCCATCACGAAGAGTTGTAATGCCGGGGTCTCGAAGATCAAGCGTAACATCAGTCTTGATAGCAAAAGGTGTTTCCCACGTCTCACCAAAATCGTAAGAACGAGACTGATAAATACTACCAGGGTACGCAACATCGTGATGGGTAGCCTGTCGCCAAACGGCAACAAGAACACCGCTCTGAGTAAGCGCCATTGAAGGGAAAGCGTTATAAAGCGTATCGTTAATAATCTGCTTTACTTTAGTTCCCTTAGCAACGTTGCCAGTCTTAAGCGACCCCGTAAGCGGTGCGGCAAGTGCTTTAGGTGCAAAATGCTTACGCACATTAGCAACATCGTTACCGCCTGCGGCATCGCCAGGATCGCCCTTAGCGGCAAGAAGATCCCAAACCGTGGCCCAAGAAGAACCAATCCCCGGCTGAGTAGTGGCACCGGAAGTATGGGCACTCTTTGCAATGTAAGACGAGCCGTAAGAAGAAACAGCATCGTCAACAACATACGCAGTAGCAGTAAGCCAAGCCCCGCGCCAATCCATAGAATCGCCAAGGTAACGTTCGTCTAGTTCTGCCTCGCTAAGACGACCAGTAGTAATAATATCGAGGATATCGTTAACCTGATCTTCAGTAGCAAACCCGGTAAGGAAAGCAAGAAGCGCCGTGTGAGTGTCGCTATCCTCATCGTTAATAAGTGAAGCGACAACGGGGTCTTGAACTTCAACCGAGTCGTCAATTACAGCCTGAACAGCCGCATCAACATATGCCGTAAGATCGGTAATCTTCTGGTCAACGTCAACGGTCTGATCGGCAAGAGCCGCATTTACCTGAGCAACAAGAAGATTAACCTGCTCTTCAAAAACTACAGCAAGTTCGCCGGTGTTCTTGTTTACAAAGGGTACAACGTCTTTGTTAATGTAGTTGCGAAGATCCTGAAAGCGCTCAAGAAAAGTTGCACCATCACGATAAGTGAAAGGTGTAACAAACGGCATGGGCGAAATAGGGTACAGGTAGGGAGGAAGAGAGTTTACCATGATGAATACCACCTTTGATTGAAATAGGAGTCGCTTGTGTCAAGAATGCCCATGAATAGAACTTCAAGATCATTAATAATCATTTCATTGACATTAATGATACTTTCTCGGTACTGCATCATAAGCCTAGATGCCGCACCCTGATAACCGCTTACTTCGGTTTCAGCGTTATTAGTTGTATTTCCTGTAGAAGTGCTATCCTGATCGGAAGTGCTAGTGCTAGTGCTATCACTGTTTGAATCGGTAGCGCCGGTAGCGTAATCTTCATCTCCAGAAAGAACAGTCTGAGGTGTTGAAGATGAAACCGCGCGTGACTCAGAGCCAGCACTTGCATCAGTGCTGTTACTAGCAACAACGTTTTCTGTAGATTCAATCTCAGTAACGTTTTTACTAACAATCTTCATTGTATCAAGCGGGCCATACTCGATAGCAAGACTTTCAAACATCTTGTTATAATACGGCATTCTCAGATTCATCTTACGACGGATCATAAGCACCCAATTATCAATTGTTTCTGTACCAATTTCTCGGTTATAGAAGTGGTCGATAATCAGACCGTTAATAACTGGTCGGTAGCCCTCGTCAAAGATTGGATAAAAGGCAAGCCCAATCTTTTCCCAATCAGGAAGAGTAGGAAGTTTACCGTATGTTTCACCTGCAAACGTTACTGAAACATATTCTTGAATAAACTCGTCAGGATCGGATGACTCGTTATAAAGATCGTTAATCGCTCTTTTTAGAGTCGTCGTGAACGTGCTCATTATCGTCTCCTTCCGTCGGCTTGTTATTCATTTGCTCCATTGCGTTTTCCTGTGCCTCTTTCTTTTCATTTTCAACGCGGAAGTCAACAGAAATATCTGTGCCAAAAACCTTGTTAATCTGTTCAGCGGCATACTGTCTGGCATTTAGTGCGACAAACCTAAACGAGTCAGCCTGAGAATCGTTTGCACCAATTTCGGCGGCAACAAGTCGCTCTTTCTTATCCTGATTAGAACCGTCAATGCCAAATAGCATAATAACTTCGTTCCAAATGCGCGTTCTTAGAAGAGCAAGTTTCTCATATGAGTCAGGAAGAATGCCGAGATCAATAGTCTTGATTTCTTCCATATCTTGATAGGGTGCTGTAACCTGAATAATTTCAGAGCCCTTATCAATTTCATTATTGATGTTCACCATCGTAAGTTTAGTCTCTTCGCTGGCAACGAGAACCTTATTACGTCTTGCATTCTTAGTATTAATTTCAAGAGTGCGATCAATAATGCCTAGCCGGTACGCATAAAGTTGGACAATTTCAACCTCAGGAAAACGAAGATAATTTGTCCAAATAGGCACGCAATAATCCTGCAACTTCTCTTTAGTAAAATCTGCGTGAGATTGGGGCTGATAGGCTTTAATGCTATTAGGCTTAGCATATCCTCCGAGATTGGGGTCTGCAAGTGGCGGCGATCCTGGCGCAATAACATTAAAAGCAACCGGCTCATCAAAAGCGTTTACATAAGATTGGCCAGACCCTCGAACAGCAAGAATGGCATCGTAGCGACGATCAAAGTAAACAACTGAAAGACCATTAAAGAAAAGGCACTGCTCAATAAAGCGCTGATTAATTGAGTCGGGAAGTCCTTTCCATTCAAATCGGTTCATTGCCATTTCACTAAGAGTTGACTCGTGAATTCTAATAATCTTAGACTGGCGATTAACAGCATTGTTATTAGCATACTGGCCAAGAAGGTGATTACTATAAATAGAATCGGCGCCACCGCCGCGCTTGTTAGCACTCATTAGTAAGTCACCCCTGTAAGTGGCGCATTGTCGGCCCAATCAATAAAGCCAATATCTGCGGGGTTTGCCCACACGGTAACACCTTTCTCAAAAATACCTCTAATTGCCTGCTTAAATCCTTCTGGAACGTTTGCGGATGAAATGTAAGTTTCTACCATTTTCCAATAGGTAAAGTTTGTCATCACCATTAGTGAAGATGGTGGGATCATATTAGATCTAATAGCGTAGCCGTAGCGTAGCCAATATTCACCGATAATTTTCATGTTGGCAGAATCAAGCATCTTCCACTTAGCGTAAAGACCAACCATTTGATTAACAAGGTTGAAAAATTCGCCGCCCGCCGCGCCGCTCATACTAGGCTGAGTTAGTGCCGCATCTTGAACGCGGGCATTAATGCCGCCAATAGCCTGAGCGTAATCGCCGCGCGCCGCCCAATCAGCAAGGTTTTTATTAGTGTCTCTAACAAGACCCTGCTGAGAGACATTAGTGTCTGTGCTCGAACGAGAGGCACCAGTACGAATAGCAAGCGCCTCATCATTAGAAGCAATACCAATAGCAGCATTAAGTCCATTAGCAGCGCCCTGCACTGTTCCGGCAAGACCGCCGCCAATCATTCCGGGAGGCCCAAAAACAACTCCAGAAGCGGCACCCCCAGCGGCACTGCCTACCATGCCTACAATTGCTTGAGCGGCTTGAGTGCGATTAGCATTAGCCTGTTGTGCGCGATCGGCAGAAACAGAAATATCGTTAAGACTACGAGTCGCATTCATTCCGCCACTTGCAACGTCATAGTTTCCTTGTGCCATACCCAATGCGCGGTTTTGAGTCCATTCAGCATTGGCTTTCTGCCAGCCAATAGTTGCACGATTAGAAGCCATGTAATTAATGGCCCCATCATTAACAATCGGCAGTGTTGGGAAATTGTTGATCCAAATTGCAACGTTAACAAAATCGCCGGAATGGTCGAAACCGTCATAAAACGGCTTAGCATTGTCGTTATAGTCTTGAGGCATAAAGCCTACTTTTTGACTAGGCGGAACAATGTTAGCCATTTCAATAATGCCACCATCTTTACTACGCCATGACTCGGGCTTAAGAATTACAGAAGCACCAGCATAAGTAGTAAACTCAATAGCCATAAACGGGTAAGTCAAAAACTTAAGAAGATGCCTATACCGAATGGGAAGGCCGCTTGTCCAAACATCGCCCTCAACAATGTGAGTGCGCCAATCGGGCCAAAGATTAGATTTAATACGCTCAATCGGCCCGGGCGGAGGGGTGCTAGGTTCAATGCCGTCACCATCATAACTATAGTCGGTGAAGTAGCGCTCAATAGAAGGGATCATTGTAATTGAAATAATGCCCTGCGTTACCCAAGGCTTAAGTTTCATAGAAGCAAGCCATTGCGAAAAGAGAGAAGGGTTTTCCCAAATATAAATTGAAGCGCCCGACACCGTTCCGCTAATAATAGATCCTGGTGCAGAAGTAAGAACGGGATTGGCAACTGTGCCTGATTCTGCAAGAAGATCAGTTGTAGAAACAACCATGATATCAGCATTATTAAAGTTCATAGGGTTAACCTGGCGAAGAGCAACTTCAGTGTACTCGCTACCAATGTCAAGACCTTCGGGAACGGTTAGATAATCCCTACCATAATTATCAAACTGTTTTTGATTAGCAATGCCGACATGGCCGCGCTCAACATAGCACCGGCCTAGAGTAATATCATAGATATAAGTCTGCCACACGTCCAACTGCAAAACAAGTTCAGTTGTGTTGGGCGCGATGTAGCGAACATCAAGAATGAAGTAGTAGTAGTTTTTAATCTCATCGTTGCCAGGAACAGGCTGAACGGGATTCTTCGCGCGAAGATAGTTATACTTAATGGCGCGGTTGTGAGGAATGTTAACTCTAATAGGTTCGCTAGGCTTAACATAAGAAAGTTTGGTAAGCCGAATACCGGCACCATTCAAAGAGTCAATATATGAATCAAGTGACTGAGGATTTTGCGGGGTTCCAAAACGTACAACATCACGATAGTTGTTATCCCAAGGAACGTTAACAAGATCAATTTGCGTATCTTTAGGCCAAACCGCATAATCAAATTCAAGACCAAAATCATATTCATTAGGTCTGCCCGTGATGCCTTCGCCCACAATAATTTCCTTAAATTCGGGAATGTGGGGAGCGGCTATTTAACCGCTCCCCACATAATTTATGCTTTAGTTATCGAATGACCAAAGCGTAGTGCCGCTGGGAAGTTCAAACCCGGACGTTGCAACAACGTCAATATCAGTCTGACCAGCGATGGTGTGAACCGAATTAGGCTCAATGTTAAAGCGGGCGCTAGCGGCAGAACCGTTACCCGTAAGGACAACAGCCGCACCGCCAGGCGTTGCAGAGAACGTAAACGCATCGTCAGTAAGCCCCGCGCTACGAACATAATACTGGGTGCCAGCAGTAACACCAGTAGTGGTGGTAATGGTGCCAAAGACAACAATATCACCAGCATCAGCGCCGTGCTTGGGAGCACCAACAACATTGCCAGAAGCAGTAAACGTAACCGCTTCCTTAATCGTCTTTCGCCACTGTCCACCATCAATGTCGCCAACCGTGACAACATTATCAGGATCTTCAACGGGAGCGTTAAACACCGTCTCTTCGGTGCCGTCATTGTCGGCATCGTTGATCGGGCGAGGGTCGGGCCAATAGTGCGCGCCGTCTCCAACAATCGTTCGCGTGGTAGTAGCCTGAACGGCCGCGTTCGGATAGCCGTCATCATTAACAGAAATGGCGCGGATCGTAAGAGTCTGCCCCGTCTCGTTAATGCCAACCTTAAGAACGCCGCCATTTGTAATCCGCGTAAGGGTAGAAGTGTTACCCTCAACAACAAGATCAACAGCGCCAAGAGGGCCGCCAACAGGGTTGGTAACACCCTCAACAATAACGTTATAGTTCTCGCCACGCTTAAGGTTAGTTGCCTGAGTAGCGCCGTCTTCATCGGTAATGGTGAAGGAACTAATAGCAGTCACCTCATACTCTACACGGTTAAGATCGGTGCTTTCACGAAGGCTATTAAACATGATAACCGGCGCGAAACGCGAAGCACTAATAACCTGGTGGTGGTGAAGCCAGTAGTTAGTGAGAAGCGAAGACGGGTTAGCAAGGCTAGTAGTCTCCATAAGGTAGTCGGCAACAACAAAGAATTCCTTAGTGGTAAGAAGATTCTGGAAGCCGGGAATACCGTAATACTCAGCAGGAAGAACAAAAGTACGCTTAGCGAACTCGGCCTTTTCAATGTTGAACGCGCCCGCAAGAGCCTCAACATCAATAGCCGCCTGTGCCTGCGGAGTAGTGAAAAGAATCAGATCATCAGGGTTGATCGCCATAGGCATACGCGCCGCGTTGTAATTACGCGACGGGAAAGCCAGAGTATGACCAAATTCTCGCATACGGCGAAGAGCGTACTTACTCTGCTCGGGAGTAGACTCTTCATCACCAATATCAGAAATCTGAACATTGAAGAAACCGCCAGCGGCCTCGTCCATCACCTTAAAAAGCCCCGCCATAAGCGTAAACTCGTCAAGTTGATCCGACTTCTGTGCCGCGGAAAGCAACTGAGTAACAAACGTAGTAAGACCATTAGAACTAGTAAAAGCCTTACGAAGTTCAACGTCACGAACAGTGAGCTTATAACGGTTTTCGCGGTTTACCTTGTGATAAGATGCCTGAACCTCGGGACTCTTAGCACCAAAAAGTTCACGCTCCATTTCATCACGGTTTGCGTCATAAACATCGGGATCAATAAGTCCCACCATGATCTCTTCAATGGTGTCACCAAACTCAAGCATACCGCGCTTAAGCGGTGCAAGAGGGTTAGACCAAGACCAATCGGCAAAGATGACAAGACCGATACGGTTAACAAGAGCATCAACAAACTGGTTAAGAAGCGACTTCTGCTGCCAAAGATTAGCAACCGTCTCCTTAATATTAGCCTGCGTGACCTCGGGAATGCGACTCTGATAGTCATATCCGAGATCGTTGCGGATTGCATTCATCCAATCCACATTATCAAAGCCCTCAACAATAGGGCGAACGTCATTAGGCATTTCTAGGATTCCTCACGTTAGGGTTCAAAAGATCGCTAATGCGGATAGTTGAACCGTCAGGTTTTTCGCCCTCAACGCGCTCATTATTAGCATTATCGTTACTGCCAGGCAACTGCAAAGAAAGATCCAAATTCATAGCCTTCCAATCGCGGATCTGAATATCGCGGTTAGCAATCTCAGCATCCTTATCGGCAATGCCAGAATTCAACTGTTCAATCTTTGCGTCTCTAGTGCCAATTTCCTGTGCATGAAGCCCGAAAAGGTCTTTCGCAACTTCAATAGGATTAATGTCCTCTTTACCTTCAAGAGAATTAATGTAGTCTTCAAATGGATTAGTCACAATGAAATTTCCTTTACAAAGAAAACGAGGGGAGGTAGCATTATGGCTACCTCCCCTCTATCATCGGGCATCCCCTGAACGCATCAGCAGGTTGCAAACCTATGATACCATGCCAGCCGATCCAACGGTTGCATTGGCATGGCCCAATGTGCCCAAAAGGTCGTCACAAGTGGACAAGCCCGATGAATTCTGTTATTAAACCGCGGCATCCTCTGCCGGAACCTCAGCCGCATCACCCTTCTTACGGCGACGAGCCTTGTGCAGTGCAGTAATCGTAAGAGTAACCTTCACATTGCCCGTCTCGGGAATGTTGCCATCAGCATCCGGCTTACCCTGCTTAACGCCCGACTTATCCGTAAGACGGATCTTTGCAGTCTTACCGGCCGCATTAGCCGCGCGCTGGTACTTAAACTGCTCCTTAGCAATGTCATTAACATCGGCCTCAAGAACAACCGCCGCGTTGGGATTCTTCTCAGCCGCCGCAATATGCTGTGCAACAGTCTCGGTGTAAGGGTTTTCCTTCTCGGGAGCAACAAACTCGCTAAAAGTAATGGCACCAGTCATAATAATCATTCTCCTTTAGTTTGCCCGATGATCGGGACGATTTGGGAGGGGTTTAGTTTGCAGTTTATTGTTATATGCCGTCTGAACTGGCATCCCCTGTATGAATCAAGCATAGCACGTGGGGAGGTATGCGTCAACTCAATTTCAACTCAAATGGCACATCTTTTAGAACCACACCGCCAGGCACCGCGCGAGGGTTGAGTTTGCCGTGAAGAACTTTACCCTCAACAAGATCATCAAAACTAAGAACACTAGATATGTGAATAGGGAGGCCAGCAATGCGATTAACATAGTTGTGTTTAATGTCACAATCTTTCGGGCACTCGTCTTCGTGCTTATTTTCGCTAGTCATACGCTCAAGATATGCTTTAGGTCTAATATAGTAGGCGTTCTCAAAAGCATACTCGAATTTCCATGCTCCTAGTTTCGTGGGGTGAACTTCAATAGCATCAGGAACATCAGGCTGTAGAAGGTGCAAGGAATCTGTATCCGCATATGCGAAAACATCGTAGTTTGCCTGTGCCGCCCTAATGGTAAGATCGCGCGCGTACGCAGTAATGAATACGCCCACGGCGGTATATACCGGATCGCGTGTTTCGGATTCACCCCGTACAAGTTTGACAACACCGTCTTTGAGAATTGGGTTTTTGCTTGTGACGTTTGGGTTGCTGGCGAATTTGCCGTAAAGAGAATTAAGATGAAGTTTGGCGATTTCTCGCTTTCCACCTTTTTCATTAGCTTTAATCTCAGACCATTTATTAATATAGTCATCAAACATTCCTCTCTGACCTCTAAAACGCCAACCGTCATCGTAGGCAATTACGACAATATCGTAATGCTCGTTATACAAATCCCAGTCCACATTGGTAACTGTAAGCGTTGTAGGCTCATCAATCACCTTTAGATATTCAGTTCCAATAAAGCGGTTAGTACCCTTAATCTGAATGCAGGGAATGTGATTAGGCTTTAGAGTTGCCGTAAAGGTAACTGTAAATATTGTTAGAGGGTAATCTTTTGTAGGCTCTACTTTGCCGCGTACAAAGTCCGGCATTCCATAAGGGAGAATATTATTCATCATTACAGATGGGTAAAGACTGTTAACATCAAGAACAATGCCCGATCCTACAATGCGGCCTTTAAAACGCTCATCTGCATAAGTAAAGCCGCCTCTATATGCGCGTCGAATTTCCATATCCATATCATACCCCAATACTGGAAAAAACCTATTAAATCGTCTTGATCCTTCAATATCTTTATATTCTGCCATGCTGTCAGAAGCAACAGTAAGGCGCTTCATACCCGCATCGTGAACCTCTTTCATTGCTTGAGCGATGATAGAAACATCGCGACGAAGATAATCTTCTTCTTCGGGAGTTATTTCCCAACCTATAGGTCTGTCAAGTTCATAATCAAGTTCACCTTTAGACATTTCCAAACCAAAGGATTTAGCAACGCGACGAACGCTCATAGGAAGTTTCTTTAGAGAGTCGCGCAATTCGGTGTTATGCCCGTTGTGCCAATAAATTGTTATTGAATACCACATTCCCATGTCGGAAATAAGGGTCTTGAAAGTTCCTTTTGACTTCTTTTTATTTTCGGTTGAGTGTGTATATCCGTGTGTAAGAAGCCAATATACAATGAAGTTTCCATCAAACTTAAGATTGTGGAAGTAGCAAATACTGTTGTAATCATCAAGTCGTTCCATGAATCTCGTGATATCTGTCCCGATTTCAACATCATCATAGAAAGGTTTTTGAATATCGGCGAGTCCCCAAGACCAAACTCTGCAATCATCTGCACGAGTGGTGGTTTCAAAATCGGCAACGATAACTTGTCGCGCCGCATTAGCGCCGCCTTTGCCGCGTTGTTTTTGCTTTGGCGTTAGATTGGGTTTGCGCTTCTCTAGGAACTCCGGTTTCAACCCATTCAAAAAGTCCGACAAATTCATCTATAGCACCTTCTGTTGCGTCCATGTCCATACGCTTTGGATTTTCACCGTGAGATTTTGCTTTCTCAACATCGTAGCGCATAAATAGTCTATCAATGGTGGCGGGGTCGCCATGCCAAAGAACGTCAAACTGAAAATCGGAAAGTTCGTCAATTCTTTCAGCCATATTATCTTCACCCATAAGTTCAAGAACTCTTTGAAGATTTTCACGGCCCTGATTTAGCTTTTTATTAAAGAATTTCTGAGTAAGATTGCCAAGCATCTGCATAGACGCCGATTGCAACCCTTCTTCCGTAACAAAATTCTGTGGCCCTCTATTAAACCTCTGATAAGGGCCGTATACGGATGATCCCTGCGACTGTTGAACTTGTGCCCTACGCTGACCAACAGTCATATCAACAGTAGGCAATTGAAGATTGGCCATGTTTGCATCATGCTGATCTGCAATACGATTATTTTCAGCTTCTCTACGCTTATAAACATTCCATGTAGTTTTGCGAATTGGTGTTGAAAGATTAGACCCTACACCAATAAACTGGTTACTTCTATGATTAAAAGCGTCAAGTTCTCGAATGGCCGTTTGCAACTGGCGTGAATTATAACGCTTTTCAATGCCGGGAGCGCGTCTAGGATCATATTTCGATCCTGCAATCTCAGCGCCAGTATTTTGCTTAGTGCGACTTATCTTTGATCCCGCATTGGCCCGTTTGCGGCGATACTCGTTACGAAGATCATCAATCCTAGTCACTGCATTTCCTGCTTTCCAAATACGCTACCAGCAATCAAATCCATACGAACAATTGCATCATTGAAATTGTCTTCAAGATAAAAGTAAACACTGTTTAGGCAAAGAACGGCCCAACCTGGCCCGGATTTTGCTTTCCATATTATAAATTTAGGGTTCATTTTATAACCTTATTAGTAGGCAAAGGGCGGCATACCATAAAGGTATGCCGCCCTCGTAACCTAGAGGCTACTTCTTAGCGTCAGACTCAGCGGCCTCATCTGCAAGCCGAATAGTCATGTATCGGTAGTTATTCTTACCACGCTCTTCGTAAACCTCAATGGGAAGACCAAAATCTCCCCACTGATCCGGCTCACCAACAATGCGGAAAAGGTTGGAAAGAGCCAGCGCAACACCCGATGATCCGGTAGCGTAAGCCTGACCATCAACATCAATAAGAACCGTGCGAAGATAGTTTTCAACTTCACCAGTCTTATCGTCGGTCGTCTCAACGGGCGTAATGATAACGTCCTTAAGAGTAATAACCTTGTCAAGATGATCGGCCAGGCTAACAGCGTTAGTCGTGGCAGTGTAAATGCGCTTACGAGTGTTAAAGTCAACAGCCTTAATCGACGAATATCCACCAGTGTTGGAGATAACCGTAGCGTCAGCCTGCGTTGCAACGTCATTAACCATTTTAGTATTCCTTTTGTGTATTGTTTAATTGGGATTTAATCCCGCTGGGAATATAGGACTCGAACCTATAACCATCTGATTAACAGTCAGACACTCTGCCAATTGAGTTAATTCCCAAGGTTGCTAGCCACAATGCGTTTTCTACTCTTCAACCTGCTACAATCGGTCTATAACCACATTTGCTAGCACTCGTTTCTGCACTGTAGAGGTAGCGCCCTAACCAGCCATTAATCCGAGCAACAATGCGTTTACTGTCTGGAGCATCAAACCAGGGCGTTTAAAGTCCGCAAATGACTGTTCAGAGGACAGGATGTACGTGTTGCCCGTGCCGTGAACGTTTCGACCATTGTAAGGGAGAAGTCAAGAATCAGTATGATTAATATATTAGGTCTAACACCAGACCTATAGTGAAAAGTTATCTGATTGCTATATTTCCCTCTGCCCTACAATTAAAAGTATAGCACGACCCTAGTCAGATGAGCGACACCTAACCGGGAATTGTGAGTTCCTACAAAAGCATTGTAGGTAACCTACAACACCTCCTTTGTAGGAATCCTACAAAACCGTTGTATTGTACCTACAATTGTACCTTGTAGGATACCTACAAGCCGGCACGGTCATAATTTGTAGGAATCCTCAATTGACATTCAGGACTGTTCTGTGTATAATGCAACAGGAGTGCGCAGACCATTACCCTCTC